GGCTGAACTGCAAGAACTGGCGAAACAGCATGAAAGCATACTGTTGCAGATCAGCGGGGCCATCCAGGAATACAACCGTGTCATAGCCGAGGAAGCATCCAAGGCCATGGCCAAGCCGGAAGGAACCGACAATGCCGCTGACCAAATCAACCAGTAAGCAAGCCTTTAGCAAGAACATAAAGGCCGAGGTCAAAGCCGGAAAGCCTGTCAAACAGGCTGTGGCCATCGCATACAGCGTGAAGCGGGAAGCCGCTAAGAAAGCGCCCAAGGGCAAGAAATGATGGAAGCCGCACCCGTCAAAAAGCGGGGGCGTCCACCAAAACAGCCCCCGACCGCAGCCGTACCCGACGGCCAGGGGTCACCTGTCGCCAAACATCCTGGGGGCAGACCTACCAAGTACGAAGACTGGATGGTTGACGCCATCCTGAAATACTTTGACACGTCGGTTGGGGATTTCCCTACCCTAGCGGGTTTTGCCGCGTCCATTGGTGTTTCACGGGAAACATTGCACGACTGGGCGACCGCAAAAGGGGTAGATGGTGCGCTGAGAAACCCGCGGTTTTCTGACGCCTATAAAAAGGCCAAGGATTTGCAAGAACAAAACCTGGTCAAAGGGGCGCTGACTGGCGTGTACAACTCGACGTTTGCCATTTTTACGGCCAAGAATGTGCTGGGCTGGCGCGACAAGGTGGAACAGGAAATCACCGGCAAGGATGGTAGTCCGCTTGCTGGCATTCAAGTCATGTTTGTGAACCCAAATGCAGTTAATCCTGAAGATTAAGCGGTTCCAACTCTATTTTTGTGTTGGCAAGGTTTACGAACCAAACTGGGATTCGTGGGCGCGGCAGGGAATTACTGTGGCGTGGTTGGGCAAAAAAAATCGCGTTTTCAACAGGACGTGGGCGCAATGAGCGAAGTTGTCAACAACGCCATTGCTAAGGCCGAATTTCCGGTCAAACTGGAAGGCCTGTTCAAGAAAAGCCGGTACAAGGTGCTGTACGGCGGGCGGGGCGGCGCAAAGTCCTGGGGCGTGGCCAGGGCGCTGCTGATTAAGGGGGCCAAAAAGCCGATGCGTATTCTGTGCGCCCGTGAGTATCAGACCAGCATCAAGGATTCTGTCCACAAACTGCTGTGCGATCAGATCGAAGCCCTGGGCCTGTTGGGGTTTTACGAAATCACCCAGGCCAGCATCCGCGGGGCCAACGGGACTGAATTCGCGTTTATTGGCCTGAAGAACAATCCGACCAACATCAAGTCATTTGAAGGCGTGGACGTGTGCTGGGTCGAGGAAGCGCAGACCGTCAGCCGCCTGTCCTGGAACATCCTGATTCCGACCATTCGTAAGGAAGGGTCAGAGATTTGGGTGTCGTTCAACCCCGAACTGGAAACCGACGAAACGTACCAGCGGTTCGTGGTCAAGCCCCCGCGGGACTGCATCAGCATCAAGATCAACTACTACGACAACCCGTGGTTTCCTGAAACGCTGCGCCTGGAAATGGAAGCCCTGAAGGCCAGGGACTTGCAAGCCTACAACCAAGTATGGGAAGGAATGTGCCGTCAGACTATTGACGGGGCCATCTTTGCCAACGAAATGATGCGGGCCGAGGCCGAAAGCCGCATCACCAAGGTTCCGTATGACCCGACCAAGCCCGTCCATGCTGTGTGTGACCTGGGCTGGGCTGATGCGACGGCCTGGTGGTTTGTGCAGTTTGTGGGCATGGAAACCAGGCTGATTCGGTACTTTGAAGACAGTCAGCGGACGATGACCAGTTACCTGGCGCAGTTGCAGACTTACGGGTATGTGTACGACACCATTTGGTTGCCGCATGACGCCCAGTCCACCACGCTGGCCGCGGCGGGTCGGTCGATTGAAGACATCGTAAGGAGTGCGGGGTTCAAAACCCGTGTGCTTGATCGTGTGCCGGTGGTCGATTCGATCAACGCGGCGCGAACGGTCTTCCCAAACTGCTACTTTGACCGCGATAATTGCGCCGATGGACTAAACTGTTTGCGTCATTATCGTTATGACGTTGACCCTGAAACTGGCCAATTCAGCAAAATGCCGCTGCATGACCAGTATTCGCACGGGGCTGACGCGTTTCGATATATCGCGTTGATGATTAAAGAACCGTCCAAAGCCAGGAAGCGGCCAATGGTGGCCACCGCGGGCAACTGGATGGGCTGAAAGGAAAAACTATGGCGTGGCAAGACACCGACATGGATGGCCGAATTGGCGAAGCGATCAAATTCCTTCGCCTGGTGGGTGAGGCCGACAGCCAAAACCGCGCCGAAGCCCTGGGCGACCTGAAGTTTGCAGCCGGTGACCAATGGCCGGTCGAGATTCAAAACAGCCGCAACCTGGAATCGCGGCCCTGCCTGACGATCAACAAGATCGACGCCTATGTGCGCCAGGTCACCAACCAGCAGCGCCAGCAGCGGCCCCGCATCAAGGTGCATCCGGTCAACAACGAAGGCGACCTGAAGATTGCCGAAGTCATTGAGGGCATCACCAGGCACATTGAGGTCAATTCCAACGCCGACACGGCCTACGACACCGCGTTTGAGTACGCCGTGAAGATGGGCTGGGGTTACTGGCGCATCACCACGAACTACATCAGCGACGATTCGTTCGATCAAGAAATTTACATCGAGCCGGTCACCGACCCATTTTCGGTGTACTACGACCCCAACAGCATCAGCCCCGACGGGTCGGACGCCGAACGCTGCCTGATTACCAGCGTGATTGCCAAAGAACTGTTCAGTAAGCAATATCCTGGGGCTGACGACGGGGCTAACTTCAGCGCCCGCGCCACGGGTGACAGCGATGCCGAATGGGTCACGAAGGAAGACATCCGCGTGGCCGAATACTGGTACATCCAGCGGGAAAAAGCCACGCTGGTGTTGCTGTCCGACGGAACTAAGGTGTTTGAAGACGAACTGCCGTCCGCGGAAATGCTGGACGCCAGCAACATCACCATCATGGACAAGCGTCCGACCTTCCGCAAAAAGGTCAAATGGTGCAAGTTGACGGCGATGGAAGTCCTGGAAGAACGCGAGTGGCCAGGCAAGTACATCCCCATCGTTCCGTGCTACGGGGCGCAAGTGGTGGTTGAGGGCAAGCGCAAAAAGTATGGCCTTGTCCGCTTTGCCAAAGACCCGCAGCGGATGTTCAATTTCTGGCGCACCGCCCTGACCGAATCTATCGCCCTGGCCCCCAAGCCGAAGTGGCTGATTGCCGAGGGCCAAGACGAAGGCCACGAATCCGAATGGGCGCTGGCCAACCTAAAGTCCACGCCTGTGCTGCGGTACAAGCAAAAGGATATTGAGGGCGTTCCCGCGCCCGTGCCGACCCGCATTCAGCCTGAGCCGCCGCCTGACGGCATCATGGTTGCGTCCAGCGCGATTGCGGACGACCTGAAAACCGTGCTGGGGATTTTTGACCCCGCCCAGGAACTGCCTGGCAACCTGTCGGGCAAGGCGCTGCAAGGTCAACAAATGCAAGTTGACCTGTCGAACTTCCACTTTTACGACAACATGACCCGCAGCATTAAGCAGACGGGCAAGATCATCCTGGACTTGATTCCCAAGATTTACGACACCCAGCGGGTGCTGCGGATCATCGGGATTGACGGAAAGCCGGACATGGTGACCATCAACGACGTTCAGGCGACCGGCGAAGTCCTAAACGACGTGACCGTGGGTTTATATGACGTGGTAATGGACACCGGCCCAGGCTACAACAGCAAGCGCCAGCAAGCCGTGGACACCATGATGCCGCTGATGGCCGAACCCGCCGTGTTCCAAGCCGCGGGCGATTTGCTGTTCCGCAACATGGATTTCCCTGGGGCCGACGTGATTGCCGACCGCCTGGCCGCGATGAACCCGCTGGCGCAGATCGACGACAAGTCCGACGTTCCCCCGCAGATTCAAATGAAACTGCTGCAATCCCAAAAGGCGATTGCCGACATGGAACAAAAGATGATTGCCATGCAGTTGGAAATCAACAACCGTGGCCAGGTCGCGCAAATCAAGGAAGACGGCAACAACCGCCGCAAACTGATGGATGTCATTTCCCGTGCCTACAACACCGACACAATCAACGAAGCCCGCGTCAACCAGGCCGCGGTCAAGGCTGTGACCGACCAAAACAAGATCGAACTGGACGCCATGGTGCGCCTGGTGCTGGCCGGTCTGCCCGCCGAAGCCTTGGCCGCAGAAATGCAGCGGCGTGACCAGGAACAAAAAGACGCGTCAATGTTTGCGGAAATGGAAGTCAACCAAACCCAAAACCCGTTCATTCAGGCGGGTCAGGAATTGATGGCCCCGCCCCCAATGCAGCCCCCGATGCAGCCGCCAATGCAACCCGAAATGCAGGGAATGGCCCAGCCGCCGATGGGATTACCACAATAATTGACAATGCACAAATTCAGGTTGAAAATCAACCAAAACCTACCAATGGGTTTTCATTGGGTTAATTCGTAGGGACACCTATGTCGGAAACAGCAGAACGCGTTGCCAGTAACCTGGTGACAAGTGAGAATTTAGCGGAATTCACGGCCCAGAAACTTGGTCTAGTTGATACGCCAGCACCCGCGGCGGCAAGCGAAGACGCTGACAGCGCCGCTGCCGAGCCGGATGCCCAGGACGATCAGAGTGGACAGGATGGGGAAGGGAAGGACGCGACAGCAACAGAGGAACAGAAGGAACGCAAGCCCAATCCGAAGTTGGAAAGGCGGTTTTCAGAGATAACCAAGCAACGCGAAGCCGCACGGGAAGAAGCCCGTAAGGAACGCGAAGCGCGGGAAGCGATGGAAGCCAGGCTGAAGGAACTGGAAGCCAAGGTCAATCCGCAACCGGCGCAAGCCGACCAGGATGAAATTGGCGAGGAACCCAAGCCGGAACAATTCAGCGATATGTACGAATACGCGAAAGCGTTAGCCGAATATACCGCTGATAAGAAGTTGGCAGAACGGGATAGAGAGGAAAAGGCCCGCAAGGCCGCGGCTGAACAGGAAGTGAAATTCAAAGCCTGGGCAGACCGTGTGAACGCAGCCAAGAATGAACTACCCGACTTTGACGACATGGTGCAAAGCAGCGACGTTCGGGTGTCAGACCCCGTGCGCGATGCCATCATCGAATCAGAGCATGGCCCGCAGATTCTTTACTACCTTGCTGAAAACAGCGAGTTTGCAAAGAAATTGGCCGATATGTCTGTCGTTTCAGCCGTCCGCGAAATTGGAAAAATCGAGGCCCGATTTGAAAAGGGCGCGAAAGCAAGCGAACCGGAAGCGAAGCCTGTTGTTGGGAAGTCAAAAGCGCCAGCGCCGATCAATCCGCTGCGTGGCGCGGTCAGTACAGTAGATGCGGGCCTGGATGCCGATGGCAATTTCCACGGAACGTATCAACAATGGAAAGCCGCCCGCAATGCGAAGAAAATCCGCTGACAATTAACCCTTTTTCAAGGATCAAGAAATGTCCAACAATTTGCTTACCATTAGCAAGATCACCAACGAAGCGTTGATGGTCTTGGAAAACGAACT